ATGTACCCGGCGCGGGACAGCGTGCTGGTGATCCCGCAACCCACCGGAACCCCCCCAATGAAAAAAGCAGTCGTCCTCCTGTCCGGCGGCATGGACTCCGCCGCCGTCGTCGCCATCGCCCGCGAGCAGGGCTTTGCCGTGCATGCCCTGAGCGTGCGCTACGGCCAGCGCCACACCTCTGAACTCGACGCCGCCGCGGCGGTGGCCACTGCGCTGGGCGCCGTGGCGCACAAGACCGTGAACGTCGATCTGCGCAGCATCGGCGGTTCGGCCTTGACCGACGACATCGACGTGCCCGAAGCGGGCGGCGAGGGCATCCCGGTCACCTACGTGCCGGCACGCAACACCATCATGCTCTCCGTGGCGCTGGGCTGGGCCGAAGTGCTGGGCGCCAACGACATCTTCTGCGGCGTGAACGCGGTGGATTACTCCGGTTACCCGGACTGCCGCCCCGAGTTCATCAGCGCCTTCCAGAGCCTGGCCAACCTGGCCACCAAGGCCGGCGTGGAAGGCGCGGGGATCCAGGTCCACGCGCCGCTGCAGTTCCTGAGCAAGGCCGACATCGTGCGCGAAGGCGTGCGCCTGGGCGTGGACTTCGGCCTGACGGTGTCCTGCTACAACGCCGACGACCAGGGCCGCGCCTGCGGGCACTGCGATGCCTGCCGCCTGCGGGCGCAGGGGTTCACGGACGCCGGCGTGCCCGACCCGACCCACTACGCGTGATGCCCGAAGGGTGCGCATGAGCACCAAGATGCGTTAGAATGCGCACCCTCGGCGCACTGCCGGGGATGCAACGGGCCGTTAGCTCAGTTGGTAGAGCAGAAGACTTTTAATCTTTTGGTCGATGGTTCGAATCCATCACGGCCCACCATTGCAATCAATAACTTAAAGGGCGCTTTATGCGCCCTTTTTGTTGCCTCCTGAAAACCCTCCTGAAAACGCGGGGAGTTCGGCTGGTTCCACGAGGGGGGTCTCGTGGTCGTATCGCTGCCGCATTCGCTCCGTTCGGTGTCCGCCCGACGCCTTGTCCTTGCTGTCGGTGATGCCGCGGTGCTTCAGCCCATGGAGAGTGAAAACCTCGTCCTCCGCCAGCACTGGATCGTCGCCCTCGCGGGCCAAACTGATGAGGCGTTGCCACGCAGAGTCCAGCCCCGACTTCGAAAGTGCCGTGCCACGCTGACTTACCAGCATGGGCCTCTTCGACGCATGCAACTGGGGCGGCCGACGGTGCCGCTGCTCAGCGGCCTTTCGCAGTTGGATCAGCGCCTCCCATGCCTCTCGCAACGCCGGCGACCACCTGGTGATGTTGTCGCGGCTACCTTTCCGACGGTTGCTGAGGATCCCTTCCTCGGTCGCATTGGCCTCGGTGAGTGTGACCACTTCAATGCCGCGCAGCCGGCAGCTGTATGCGATGACCATGAGGTGGGCCAGGTAAGGCGCCACACTGCCGGCGGTGTGTGCATCGCGCTGACCACGCTCGCGTGCGAACGCGGTCAGGCGCGCGTAACTCGATGGCGAGGGCATCTTGATCTTCCCTCGCTCCTTTGCCTGTGCGACACCGCTCGCCGGGTTCGTGAGGCAGTGCCCATGCTGGACGCCCCAGGCGAACATGCGCCGCACGTAGCGGAGCAGGTGGTTGGCCTTCGTTGGCATGGGCTGCTCACCATCCCGACCGCGCGCAATCGATTCGACAACGCGTTGAATAGCGGCCGGGCCCAGGCGGGCGACTGCGAGCTGGTCAAGCGTGACGCCCAAGTTCGTGCGATAGCTCTCCACCAGCTTTCGCTGGTGCCGGTATCCCTTCTGCGTTCCGGCGGCCAGCCCGATGAACGTGGTGCTCTCTTCGAAGCGGGCCATTACGTACCCCACAGTGCCCTTCGCTGCCGAACCGGCACGTGCCTCCGCGATCGCATGCAGGTCAGAAAGCAGCGCCTTGCGTCCGGCAACCGTGACAGCCTTGCGCGGGTGCTCCAGGACGTACCAGCGGCCGTTGCCCGTCGAATCCCAGTACACGCCGCGCGGCAGCGCCTTCTGGTCGATGTGCGTTGGGATCTTCGGGTTGAACTTTCGCGGTCGCGGCATTAGCCGATGTCCTCGGGTGCATATGGGTGATCGGAGTTGGCCGCTTGGTGAATGCCAAGCGCCGTGTTCAGCGCGTCCTGCGTCGTCCAGATGCCGCCCTTGCCATCGTAGCGATAGGCGATGCCCTCGCGCTTCGCCCACGACTCCACCGTAGCCAGGCGCGGATTAGCGCCAGGACGGCAGAGCTCCTGCAAATCATGGAACTGTAGTACCCCTCGGATCATGCAGTGGCCTCCAGGGAGAGGCCCGGTTGCACCACGCGAATGCGGGCTTCCGCGATTGCTGCGTATTCGGGATCACGCTCGATCCCGACGAACTGGAATCCCTCCATCACGGCAGCCCGGCCCGTGCTACCGCTTCCGGCGAACGGATCCAGCACCAGCCCTCCGCGCGGGGTGACCAGGCGGCACAGGTAGCGCATGAGGTCGGTTGGCTTCACCGTGGGGTGAATATTTCTGCGAAGCGTGGTTCCGCGCAGGTGGGGTCCGTCGGCATTCACGGTCCGCCCATCGCCGGTCATGCCCGCTTCGAAGTTGTCCAGCCCGCTGTTCCGGTCGTGCGGGCTGGCTTTTGCGCAGTAGAAGAACCGAGCAGCACTGCCGTCGCCGACTTGCCGCTGACCTGGCCGCATCTTGAAGCCGACTCCGCCTCGATTCGCGCTCTTGGCGCTCAGCTCCCCCTCCCTTCGCATCCGACCATAGACGCCGCCAGTTTTCTCACTGGGTGCGGTTTGGCTGATCGGCCCTTGCTGACCCTTTGCAGCCGGAAACGCCGCGAGCACTTCATCGCTGCCGTCGTGGATCAGGTTGGCCGGCCAGCGGCCTCCGTCGCTGAACTTTGCGCCAACGCCGCAGTCATCAGTATTGAGTGCGCCTGTCCCATGCTCACGCCAGTTGGCTTCTACCGTTCCCTGCAGCGGCTTCCTGGCAACTGTGATCGGCTCGAGCGCGGGCTTCAGCGCCGTGCCGCCCCATGGGCCGTTATGGGACTTAGGGAAGCCGCTGCCGTAGATCCACGCGATCATGTCGCGGATCTCAAAGCCAGCATCTTCGATGCGCACGGCCATGCGATGCTGGGTGCGAGTGCTGGCGAAGGCCAGTAGATGGCCGCCCGGTTTCAGCACGCGCAAGCACTCTGCCCAGACATCGGTGCTAGGCACGTCGTAATCCCAGCGTTGATTCATGAATGAAAGCCCGTAGGGCGGATCTGTCACGATCGCGTCGACCGAGTCGGCGGCCATGCCGCGCATCACATCGATGCATTTCCCGACGTGGATCACCGGCGCATCTCCATGCGGTTGAAGAAGCGGCGCACCAGGTATCCGCGCACGATCGAGATCACCGTGTAGACGATGGTGATGCCGAGAGCGGTACCGGGGCCGACTGAGTAGCCGAAGGCGCCCATCACGAACGGTGTGACCGCCCAAGAGATCCCGAAGCCGATCGCCGTGCTGACGTTGGCCTCCACGAACGATTGGAGTTTGGTCTGGCTCAAGCTGCATTCCTTTCGCAGAGGCCGAGGTCGGACGTGCAACCTCCGCCGGCCTGGGCCTGGAAGAAGAGATCGAACTGCCGGCCGCCTCGGGCGGTTCGGCTCCATTCGACGAGTGTGTCGATCCGGGAGTAGCTGCCTGGTCGGTCCACGTCGGTCGGGTCGGTGACGGCCGGGAAGAACGTCGCGCTGCGCCGCTTGTTGGCCGAGGCCACGATCTCTTCCCACTGGCGGATCCGGTCGATGTGGTCCGGGAACAGGTCCGCGATGTTCCGTAGCTCGCTTTTCCGGCAGTTGATGCAGGGCATGCAGCCGACGCGGCCCATTCCGAGGGCGTAAAGCGGGTTGGGCTGGATGCCATGCTTCCGGTGCTGCGCCCAGACCTGCTCTATGGTCCAGTCGAAGATCGGACGCCACACCATCGACCCGGACTCGTGGCGGTTGAAGCGTGGCTGTTTCGCGCGGTTTGCCGATTCGTCTGCACGAATGCCGAGCCACTGGAGGACAGGGCCGGTCTTCAGCATGGGCCCAACGACCTGCAGCGTGATCGGGAGGGTCTTCAGCTCTTCGGTGCAAAACTGCGCCATGCGGGATGGGAACCGCCCCTTGCTGATGCACAGGTCCAGGAAGGGATTGCCGGTCGGCTCGTGCAGCGCCGCGGCCTGCTGCACGATCTCGTCAGGAATGCCTTCGCCAGGCCAGCGCTCGAGGATGTAGGCACGGTGCTGCGCGAGCCGACGGGTGAAGTCGGCGCGCACGGTCTCGACGACCGGGCCACCGGTGCGGACCGGCAGCTCAGCGATGTAGTCGTAGACGCGCTGATCCTCGTTGCCGGTGTCAGCGAACACAGCGCGGAACGGGCGCCCTAGCTCGATGGCTCGCAGGTAGACCGCAGTGCTGTCCTTTCCACCGGACACGTTGACCAGGTGCTGGATCTCAGCCACGGCGAACCTCCATGCGGTTGAAGAAGCGGCGCACCAGGTATCCACGCACGATCGAGATCACCGTGTAGACGACGGTGATGCCGCAGGCCGCCAGCGGGTCGGGATGGCTGATGTGTCGCTGGGTCATTGGGTGATCTCCAATTTGGCGATGGTCATTGGTCGAGGGCTCGACCAGAGCGAACCGGCGTGTCGATGCCGTACGTCTCAGCCAAGGCGCTTGTCCAGCGGTAGGCGGTAGCTCGACAGACGTTGAAGCGTGTGCACACCGCGTCGATGGTGGGGAATCGCTCCTGCTCGTGCGCCCACTTCGAAAACTCCAGAATGGCGCGCAGCGTTCCATATCCGGCCCAGGCGTGTTTGGTCTTCGTGCTTCGGCTAAGCGGTTCGAACACGGGGGTCTCAGCGCGAGCAGAGAACTGGGCCGCACCAAGCCCGAGGGAAGCCGAGAGCTTCATGCGAAGAGGTCCAGCTGAGCCGGCAGCACCGGCGAAGGGGGAGCGACGGCCAGCACCGAACGCTTGACGCGGATCAAGCACTCACCCTCACCGCGCATCTGCCACGGTCGTCCAGCGATGGGTACCAGATCGTGGTAGCCGCCACCGCCGCCCACACGGTCCTTGATCTTGATCTGGTAGTAGTCCCTGCCACCGAACTGTGTGTGGTGACCGCGGCACGGGCGGACAGAGACGACCGTGAAAACAGGTATCAAGAGGTGCCACTCGCTGGCCCGCACTTCATCTTCGTAATGCCAGGATCCATCCAGATCCCGGTCCATCGAGAGAACCTGGTCGCCAACTTCAAACGGCTGCAGGCTCTCAACGTCGCCGTGCACAGATTTGTGGACCGGCGGGAAGAAGTCACGGATGGAGAAGCAGAGCCCGCGTCCGTTCACATCAGTAACCGCCGTGATGGGGAAGTAGGCGAGGGCGATCGCGCCATCCCGCAGCAGATAGAAGGCGGTGCCACAGGGGGTCGGCCCGGACGCTTCGTGCTTTCGCATCGATTGACGCGACCAACCGCTGCTGAGCAAATCGCCGACGATGTGCTCTGCGAGCTCTGTGCCAATTTCCCAGTGCATCTGACGATCGCGTTGTGCGTCAGCCATGATCTGCTTCCACGCGCTTGAACTCGATGACCCACACCCAAGGGTTGCTGGCCCAGTTATCCCAGAGCGTCTGGAAGCTGAGCCGCGGCGTCAGCGATTCGTGCATGCCGCCGTTGAAGGTGAAACGGCCGCCGATTTCTTCGATGCCCTCGGCCAGTGCATCGGCCTCGCTGATCGCCTGCAGCCGCTCAACGCGGACGGCGGTGATCTCCAGCACCAGGCGGCACATGGACCGAGGCATGTGAATGGACGGCCGCAGGGTAACTTCGTGCGGTTCGACCTCGGTCATATCGTCTGGCGCAGGTGCCAGCCCGAAGTTCAGGCAATCTCTGCCTTCCTCCGACTCCAGATAGACCGGGCCAAGGTATCCGTGTTTTTCGACGTTGACCGTCGTCTCCCGTACCCACAGCCGGTCGCCGGGCTGGCCGAAGGGGCAGAGCGTCGGCTGGCAACGCCATTCCGATGACGAGCGCGAATCGGATTCGAGAACCCAGCCCTTGGGATAGCGCTGCGCCGTGAGCCCCGTGAAGCGCAGGTTCAAGCCAGGTGCGACGTTGTTCCATTTGATCGCACGCCGGGTCTGGGTTTTCCGGCCAGCCAGGATGGCGCGCACCATGGCGCCATTGAAGAGGATGGGGCGCTCGCGGACCTGGTGTTCGATATCAGCCATTGGTCGTCTCCTTGGTGATACAGGCCATCTCGCTGTCGTACTTCGCAAGAAGGCGCTGTTGCTCCTTCTTGGCAATCGCGACCACGCGGTCAACCTGCTTCACTGCTGCTCTGTCCCTGTCGGGTGACGTGCTGCCTTCAAGCAGCGCAACGACCGCGGCCCAAACGTACAGGTGCGCCTCCGCCTTGGCGGCAGCTTTCGCGTGCTTGATGGGATCAGCCATCGCCCACCCCCGGCGCTGCATCGGTCGGCTGTGCAACCTGCGAGCGAAGCACCCATTTTCGATTCCATTGGGCGCTGGCTTCCAAGCCGGCGGTGTGGATACGGATCAGGTTGTGATAGTCGTCGATCTTCTTGAACGCCCACGTCCCGCATGCAGCACCTGCCGCGAGGCTGAGCAGGGCGATGATGCACCTGCCCGGCGGAGCCCAGTCCAGAGGATCAAAGCTGGCTGCAGTGAACGACCCGAACAGAAACAGGATGCAGGAAGCCAGCGCCCACGCGACGGTTGCGGCCATGAGGTAGCGGATCACGACCCCACCCCCGGCGCTGCATCGCGCTGGCTCTTGAAGAACGCCACCACTGCGGCCGCCACCTTGTCGGCATAGCCCTTGGTCGACTTTTTGGTGTCAGCACCCCAGACCATGTTGTCGGCCACGTATTCGGGGCTGCAGCCGGCCACGAACTGCTCCAGGGTCGTGTCATCGCCCATTGCGCCCCAGAAGGCGGTCCACGCGCTGGCGTAGCAGGTGACGACCATGCGGCCCTTGCCCGGCGTGTAGTTCTCCACGTACACGGTGACGGGGTCCAGGCCAGGCGCATCCTCGATCCGGTAGCGGGTAACGCCCGGCGCAGGCTGCGCCAGGTCGATGACCTGCGCGGGAGGGTATCCGAACTCACCCAGCAGCGCCCCCAGCTTCTGGTCGATGCAGGTCAGGCATACGTAGCCGCCCATCGCGTCAATGCGCAGCGGGGTGTGCTTGTGCTTGCCGCAGCCGGCACAGGTCGTGGCCTGCTTGCTCGCGTAGGCATAGCCACGCAGATGCCAGTCGCCGTCCACCGGGTACTGTGCCCCCGGCTGGCGGGCGGCGAGGGCGACACGGCCTCGTTCAATGCAGCGCCACACACTCGCGCGTGCTTCTCCGCCGACGATGCTATGCAGCGTTTCCAGATACGGCATGGAGGCTTCCAGCGCGGCCCACGCATCCCGCTGCACCTCGCCAACCTGCTGCTTGCCATTTGCGGCGAGGGCGACCGGATCCGGACGCAGCGCCATCGGCCGCACGAACCACGCATAGGGACCGTCTTCGGTGTCACCCTTCCATGCCAGGCGCCACTCGCCCTCGGGCGCTTCCGGATTCCATGCGCGCAGTTCCTTCCAGTACAGCTCGTCTCCATCCTCCAGCGCCGCCTCGGTGAAGTCACCGGCAACGATGTGGAAGTCGAAGCCCTGGGCATGGACCAGCTTGTCGAGCGCTTCCTCGCGGTCGTCAGGCCAGTGAGGGATATCCGGATGGGTGAGGTCGCCGTATTCCGAAGCCGCCGGCATGCGGGTCGGCAGATACAGCCCGCGCCACGGGTCGGTAACATCGTGGGGCACATCCCCATGCGTCTCTCCCACATGCAGCGCGTTCAGCGCTGCCGGATGTCCGGTGTCCGCCGGCGTGCGGTTGACCGCGGTTACCTGATCGGTAATGCGGGACTCCCCAAGCAGGTGACAACCGCTCGCCTTCCGCAGCTCATTGCAGCGGTTGGAGAGCTCGATCAGGTCCATGCCTGGCTCGCCGAACAGGGCGTCGCTAATCTGCGCTGTCAGGCGGTCTACTGCGGCGGTGACGATTTCGGTGCTCATGCGTGCTCCTGGGTGGTGGCAACATCGGCCTTGTTTCGGCCAGAGCTTTCGATGACCTGGCGGCGGGTGAGGCTGGAACGGATGGGCGTCGTGCCCAGGACTTCGATCTCACCGCCGGCCTTGCGGAAGTCCGCCAGCAGCTGCGCAAGCGCCTGGCGCTCGCGATCTTTGTGCTGGATCGTGGTGCTGTACTGATCGCCGTTCGGGGTGGTGCGCACCACTCGCGCAGCGGCAGACCGCGAGGGCGTAGCCCGCGTGTTCGCCTCGCGCATCAGCTTCTGCATCGTTTGCGTGAGCGACCACACCCGGTCGCCCGTGGCAGTGCTGACGCGCAGCTGATCGGTATCCACCATCGCTGCTAGGGAGCTCTTCAGCTCCTTGGGCGTGCATGTCAGCTTGCCGGAGGCAAGAAGTTGATCCTCGTTGGCGCCAGCCGGAAGGCCGAGCAGTGCCTCGCGGATCTGTGCCGCGCGGCCGAAGCGTTGAATCTTGGCGCTCATGCCCGGCGACCCTCGCTGTTCAGCTCGCGCATCGCCGAGCCGAAGTGCATGGCATGCGTGCTGGGCGCGAGCGTGGGGCTGGGGTTGCTGGTCAGCACCAGGGCGCCGACGCGCGGATAGGGGGAGGAGCCGTCCCAGTCATCCACGACTGTGTCCAGATCGAGGTAGGCACGAAGCTCTTCGGCATGCTTGGATTTGCCGCAGCCAGGCGGACCGTAGATCACGATCGACGGGGCGGAGTTCGCCGGGGTCACGGCGCTCGTGGTGCTGGTGGTCATGCTGTTTCCTTGAGAGTTACGTCGCGCACACGCACGCCGTTGCGCTCCAGCCAGCGGCGTGCCGACTGGAGCGACTTTTGAGAAAGGGCGTATCGTCCCGCGCCGATCTGCAGGTGACGGCCGCGAACGGTCGCCCTGTGGCCCGTAGCGGCGGACACTTCGCTGGGGGTGGTGCTGTAGGGGCTGGCATAAAGCCCGGCCCACAGCCAGCCTGAGCAGACCATCAGCACGAGGGTTGCGCCGTGGCTGCCAGTGGCAAAGGCCTGCTCGACCGGGAGGGTGCTGGCGCTCATTCTTGCGACGCCATGGAGCGATAGGACGCCGCCAGTTGGTCGGCTTGCAGCGCCAGCTGGCGGTAGGTCTCGGCCATCGCTTCGTAACCGATCAGCGATGCGGCCTCTTCTTCCAGCCGATAGGCTGTCGCGTGAGCGGCCATGGCCTCGGCCTTCTTCCGCTCGTATGCGCGCATCACGCTGCACCCGCCTTGGCCCGCGCTTCATCCACCAGGGCTTGGGCCTGCTTGACGCCCAGCTTGGTGAGCATCGCCTTGGTCGGGAACATCCGGTCGTCAAAATCGATCAGAGCCCTCTCATCCAGCCAGTTGATGACGCGCCGGGTGAATACCTGGGCTGGCTTGGAGGGGGACACAAAGCCGCCGCGCGTGCGCTTCAGGGTGTTGCCAGTGGCACTGAAGGCAGTGAGTAGAGCGGCGCGTTCCAGTGGTTTCAGGGGTGCGGGCATGTCGGTCTCCTGCTCAGGCGGCGGTGGAAATGGGCATCTGGTTCAGAACCACGCCTCGCGCGCGGGCGAGGTGCGAGATCGGGATTCGCTGCTGGGCAAGGTCGTCACGTGTCCAGCGCAGCTCGGCGATCGCGAGGTTCAGGGCGGGAACGGTTGCGATGCCGCAGCGGTGGCATTCGATGTGGATCAGTGGCGGGCACGGAGCGCCCAGGCGATGCCCGCAGGGCGCGCCGGTTGTCGTCACTATTTGCGGGCGGTGGCCGGGCTGACACAGCGGCACGGAGTGCGGAACGGGGCGGGCGGTCTGCATGGCATCACCCGCGAACGCTGGAAGACGCTGCCCAGCGCGCCTGATTGGCGTCGCGGTCAGCGTGGGCCTGGCTGATCTCCACCAGGCGAGGGGGCACGACAATGGCGGCCACAGCGCTGACGACAGCCCACGCGATCCGGTACCGGCGGTTCATGCGGCTTCTCCTTGAGTCGGATGCGCAGCTCCACTACGCGCCGCCTGATGCAGAAGTCGATTGAGCTGAACAAGCCATTCGTTGAGCGCTTGGACTGATTTGGGATGCACCTCGATCGACATGGAGCCCAGGCAGAGATGGGTCTCGCTGCCGTACACGGGAGTGGACGGCAGCTGATTCAAGTCGCCGCTGTGAGAGAGAACGATCAGAGATGACTTGCCCCGGCGGATCTGGCTCGGGGATGCCTGCTTGATCAGATGTATGTAGAACCGTCGGATGGCTTGGTCATAGGAAACGGTGAGCACGAGGCCGCTTGGTGTCCTCAACCTGATCCGTTGGATGTGATCGCCTTCGTAGGCATGGACCAGGACTTTCATGCCCGCACCTCGGCTGCCATGTCGCGCGACTCGGCCTCAACGCGACGGGCGGCAACGCCCATGCGGCGCGATCGGCGCAGCTGGTTACGGCTGTGCTCGCCGGCACTGCGGGCACGCAGGACGTTGGCGCGGGTGTGGTCGCGGGCGGCCTGCGCTAGCAGGCACGAGGCGGCCTGGAGCGGCAGCGGCGCCTTGGGCAGGGAGTCGGCAGCGGTGCGGTAGGACATGGCGCTCTCCGTAGAAAAGGAGGGCGCCGGCGGGCCGTTCGCCTGGGGAGGGGCGGCTGCTGCACAGCAGGGGAGGGCTGGGCCGCAGTGGCGACCCGCCGGTCGCCCGTCGGCTGGGGTGCCGACGGGGAAAGATTAAGCGCGCTTTACCAATTGAGTCAAGCGCTCTTAGCAAAATACTTAACGATCGGAGTTGCGTGCTGGTTAACAGCCTCGCTTCGGCGGGGGTTGGTAACATGCAAACCGCGCTGGATGCGCTGACTATTGGGGAGCGGGATGAAAGCTGTTTACGTGATTGCTTTGCTCGGCGGTGCTGTTCTGGTGGGCGGGCTTTTGATCGCTCGTGACCTGGGGGCGACAGGTGAGGACACGGCAATCCAAAGCGAGTGGAGGCCTGCAAAGCAGGTGACTCTCAAGGATCAGGCAGGCCGCCCGAGGAGTCTCCATGTCCAGCCAGATACTGAGGCCGTTAAAGCGCTGGCCTTCGAACGTCTGGGCAAGTTCCACAGAGAATGGGACGATGCTGTCCGCCTCGCGGAGAGCACGCCGCGCATCCAGCTATCTGGACCAGTTCGTCATCTGCAGGAACTCGCCCGGTCTGGCGCCTCAATGGATCTCTCCGAATGTCTGGAGGCAGGCAGGCCAAACTTCGCGGCGGCGCTTGATGCCCAGGCGCAGAAGTTCATAGCGTTCATGGGACAGGACAATCGGAGGGAGCTGGAGCTGGTTGCGACATCGACACGCGAGCTGGAGAACTGGCGTGTCGTTGTGCAGGCCTGCCGTTAACTCACTGCGCCGGTGGAGCATCGGGTGCTCCAAGCCCTTGCTGCACGCAGTCCTCAAGGCTCGCCATTCTCTCCTGAAGCGCCCGTAGCGTCTCATCAGGCAGCGAGGAGAGCAGCAAAGCGCCTGAGCTATCCAGTGTCCTCTGGATCTCATTCGTCCATCCGTACCAGCCGGCGATGCGCGTAATCTCGCGCATCGCTACGCCGCGCCAGTCCGATTCAAGAGGGGCGGGTGCCTGGAAACTCTCGAACTGCTGAAAGCGCCGCCACGCCTCCGATTGTGCGGTCTTTGCATGCTGCGGCTGAAGCTCGCTTGAGGGCGTTGCCTCGCTCAACAGTTGGCGTAGGCGCGTAACCTTGTCTCGTGACACCTGGATCCCCCAGTGCCGCGTCTTAGGCCGCGGCGGCCTGGACGAAGCGCAGCACCTTCGCCCGTTGCAGTCCCTCTTGCAGTAGCTCGTACGCCAGTAGCGTCACTTCTGCTCGCTTGTTGGGTGGAAGCGCGAGGCCTCGCTCATCGAGCGCCTCAGCGACCAGCTGGAAGGCGACTATCCAGCTATCCAATATCACGGGTTGAGACGGTGCCGAATCATTCGCCGCTGCCCTTGATTTGCTTGGCTCGCCCAGTAGCAGTTCCCGCGGATCCACGTTGACCGCGTCAGCAATCTTGAACAGCTGAACCGCTTTCACGTGCTCGGCAACAACGTTGTCATTGAGCCAGTTGCTGATCGTTGCAGTAGTGGTGTCCGAGGCGCGCGCAAGGTCGGCTGGCCGCGCCAACTGGGCGGCTTGCATTGCGCTCTGAAGGCGCTGACCGAGAGATTGGTTTGCCATAAGCCAGCTTAACAAGCCGGGAGATAAGGGGGCTTGACTCAAATGCTAAGACCTCTTAATAATTGTCGCGCCATGACAGAACCCATGACCAAACAAGCAGTCAGGACCGCGCTCGGACTCGATACCGACGCGGCATTGGCAGATGTTTTCGGGATATCCCGTGCAGCTGTCGCTCAGTGGGGCGAGGCTCAGCCCATTCCCAGGCTGCGGCGGCTTGAGCTCGCCCAGAAATGGCCTGCTCTCTTTGCGGGGGAGGTCGTGTGCTCGATCACTGCCTGATTTGTCTGGATCCGGAGCTTGACGCCGGCGAGGTAGGCGGGCTGGTTGATGAGCCTGTCATCGCATCCCGCCATCCCGACGGGATGGCGCTTTCGGCAGACCAGTGGGCGGCTCTTCGCCAGCAGCGACAAGCTGCAGGGCGACCGCTTCATTGGTGGGAGGTGGCGTTCCATGGCTAGGAATGGCGCCTTCCGGCATGAAGAACACGGCCACCACGCCGCCCGACCCGTGCTGTGCATCGAACGTGCGCAGCGCGGTGAATCGCATGCGGTGCTGGAAAAGAATGATCTCGCTCATGGCCCGCATCTTGGCGCGGCGCATGGGCACGGCGAAACGATGAAATGCAGCCTATTTCAGGGTGACGCATGACGTGCCAACGATCTGATCTGTACTGGCGTGATGCGCTATACAACGCCGTGTCCCAAGCGCCAGGCAATGTCCAGGCGGCTGCGGTCTACCTCAGCGAGCGCCGAGGCAAGGGCATCACCGGCGAGAGCCTGCGCAAGAAGCTGCGCGGCCTGGCTGGTGAGTCACTGTCAATGGAAATGGTGGAGATGCTCACCGAGTACCTCCAGCAGTTTGTGGACACGGCCGAACTCGCTACCGACTGGATCGCCTCCCTGGGTGGTCAGTTCAACCTGATGGTGGATTTCGTGCCGCCACCGCCCGAGGGTGGCTGGCCCAACGAACTGGAGGCACTGCAGAACAAGTTGCTGCAGCTGCACGCGATGACCGGCCGGCTCTCTGGCACCACGCTGGAGGCCGTTGCTGACGGCGACCTGAGCATCAGTGAGGCGGATGGGATGCAGGACCTGGCCCGCAGCATTCGCACGTTGTGCTTCCGCTTGGAGCGCAACGCGTGCCGGGCTGCAAGGAAAGCGGTGAGCCGTGAATGACGTGGCTACCTTCCGTGCGCCCCGGGCAAGGTACAGGCGGCGAGGAATGATGAGTGCTGCCGCGTGCCGTGCAATGGAAGAGGCGGCCCGTGCACTGACCGATGCTGTGCCGGCGCTTGTGGGCGACGAGGCAATGGCAGAGCGCGAGCGCCTGCGTCGCGAGGATGAGCGACGAGCTACTGCCCAGCGCGAGCTGGAGTTAGGGGGTGAGCCGTGGGCGTGAGCTGCTGCCTGCTGCAGGCATTGGAGATTGGCCGCAAGCCACGTTCTGAGTGGAAGGCGGCCATCGATGCTGTGCCGGTCGATTGCCCCAGGCCAACCATATGCACCGGCGGCATTGGATGCCGAGAGCGCATTGCTGCGTATATGCGGATGCAGTGGAACATGATGGAACGGCGCGCTGCGCGCAAGGATGGTCGCCGGTGAACAGCCGCGCCATCGATGTGGAGGCCATCAAGAACTCGGTGGATCTGCCGACGGTGATCGGCAGGTACGTGCAGCTGCGGCGTGCCGGTAAGGAATTCACCGGGCTGTGCCCCTTCCACGAAGAAGGGTCGCCCAGCTTCACCGTGAACCCGATCAAGGGGTTCTTCCATTGCTTCGGCTGCGGTGCGCATGGTGATGCCATCGGCTTCATCCAGAAGATCACCGGCCAGACGTTTCTGGAGGCATGCGCGCAGCTGAGCGGCCAAGAGTTTGCCCCGGCGTCGCCCGCGGCGCGCACGATCGTGGATCAGCCGCTGGACGTGAAATGGGTGCCGCTGTTGCCGGTGCCGGACGCCGTGCCGCCGCTGATGGCTGGCGGTGAATGGACTGTGCCGATCTGGAACCCGAAGAACGGGAAGCTCCGGCGAATGAAACCGACTCGGGTGGACGCCTACCGCGATGCCGAGGGGCGCCTGCTGGGGTACGTCCTGCGCTGTGAGTTCGTCGAACAGTCCTCGCAGAAGCTCAAGAAGTGGACGCCGCAGATAACCTGGTGTGTCGGTCCCGACGGCCAGCAGCAGTGGTGCCTCGTCAAGTTCCCTACACCGCGCCCTCTGTGCGGTTTGGACGCGCTAGCGGCCAAGCCGGATGCGCCGGTGCTGATCCCCGAAGGTGAAAAATGTCGCGCGGCTGGCGCTGGCGCGTGGGCGGCATACGCCGCGCTGACCTGGGCCGGTGGCGGCAATGCCGTTGGCAAGTCCGACTGGTCGCCGGTGGCCGGCCGTGAAGTCGTACTTTGGCCGGATGCAGATCCGGCAGGCCGCAAGGCAATGCTGGGCTGGCACAACGACGCCGGCAACTATATCCCGGGCGTAGCGCAGCTCTGTGCACGCGCCGGGGCGAAGTCGATCCGGATGATCGACGTAAGCGGTCAGCCCGATGGATGGGACATCGCCGATGCGCTCGAGCTGGATCGCTGGACTCCGCGCCAGCTCGCAGCCTGGGCCGCCAATCGGGTTATCGAACTCAACGTGGTGGTGCCTGATGTCACGTAACGGCCGGCTCCTGGAACGGATCAGGTTCTCTGATCGTGAACTGGCACGTGTTTATCGGCTCGCGGCCCAGGCAGCCATTGAGAACCCATACGAATCCTCGCGCGTCGTGCGCCGGGAGCGCGCGAAAGAGTACCTGCGCATAGCGCGGGAGCATGAAAGGGCAATACGGGGATGACAGTGGCGAAGCGCAAGACATTGACCGTGGTCGACGGTGGCCGCGGTGCGCCACCGCCAGGCGGTGGTGGGGTGGATCCAGAAGCGTGGAAGGACCATCTGACCTTCAACCGTGACCACAACGTCGAGGGAACGCTCCACAACCTGATCTTGATCATGGAGAACGATGAGCGGCTTGCAAGGCTGTTCTGGCTCAACGACTCCAGCAACCAGGTGAAGCTGGAGCGGGACCCGCCGTGGCAAGGCGGTAGCCGGGAAGAGTTCATCGACTCGGATGCCTACGAACTTGCCGCATGGCTCCAGCACCCTGACCGGTACCGGATGAAGTGCAGCGACGACCTCGTGCTGAAGGCAGTGATCGCCGTGGCGCGTCGCTACCGGCGGCATCCTATCCGTGAATACCTCACTGCCCTGGAGTGGGACGGTACGCCGCGCGTTGAGCAGATGCTGACGCTGCTGTTCGGTGCGCCTGACAACTCCTACAGCCGGCGCGCAGCGCAGTGCTTCATGGTGAGTGCCGTAGCCCGTGTGCTGTGGGTGGATCCCAAGCAGCCCTCGGTGGGTGCTCAGGTCGATTTCATGCTCGTTCTGGAGGGTGAGCAAGGGAAGCGCAAGTCCAGCGCACTGCGCGCCATCTTCGGCAGCCAGTGGTTTGTTGAGACCAGTGAGTCACCGAGCAGCAAGGACTTCTACCAGGTGATTCAGGGCGCCTGGGGCGTGGAGATCGGCGAAATGGATTCCTTCTCCAAGGCCGATGTCACCAGCGTAAAGACCGCGATCACGAGGCGCGTCGACAAGTTCCGCGCGCCCTATGAGCGTGTGCCGCGGTCCTATCGCCGCGAGTGCGTGTTCGCGGGCACGACCAATGAGCACCAGTATCTGCGCGACCCTACCGGTGGTCGCCGCTTCCTGCCGGTCCGAACGGATGGCGACGTTCACATCGATGCCATCACTGAGCAGCGTGATCAGCTATGGGCGGAGGCGGTCCGGCTGTTCGAAGGGGGCTTTGACTTCTGGGTGCTGCCCGAGGACGCCAAGGAAGAGCAGGCCGCCCGTTACGTGGGCGACAGCTGGGAGGGCAGGGTGGAGGCCTGGGTAGACATGCGGGCGGACCTTTCGAAATACCCCGAGCGGCTACGGACCGCGACGGAGATCCGTTGGGCAACCACCGATGACCTTCTGACCTTCGCCATTGGACTGGACCCCGGCAAGCACGGCAGGCCTGAGCAGATGCGCGTCGCCGCGATCATGAAGACGCTGGGCTGGGAGAGCACCAGGCGGCGTTGGCCCGAGGGTGGCCGAGAGCCTCGGTGGTTCCCGGCCGGCGTATCGATTGATGACTGGATGGCGAGCGCTAGCCGGGATAAGCGTGAGGAGGTGGGCGATGGCCCGAACTTCTGACCAGACCTTGGCGGGATCGTCCCGACCTGTCCTCACCACTGGCCAGACCTCGCGCCTAGTGCTGCAAGGCCGTCCCGACCGTCCAGACCTTTTCGCGCGCGCGTACATGGAACCGCAACCAATCAACCAACTTTCAAAATCTCTCATCAGGTATGGACAGTGTGGACAGTATGGACAACTCAATAACCCCAAGGGTTCTGGCCGTCCTGACCTTTCACTCATGGTCGGGACGGTGAGGACGGGCGGGATGTTCCACGCGAATCCACGGGCGGTCGGGTCGGCGGCCGGCCGGCCGGCCCCCCGGCGGGCCCCCTCGGCGCGGGTCCTCCTGGCCCTTGGGAATTGCGGGCCACCAAGCGCGCGATGCTCGAACGTGTTTCGGGTTCTGAGTTTGGTTCCGATGGAACTAGGGGGTTCCGCATGAGTTCCGAAATGGACCTGATGACCGTTGCCCAGTACGCGGAACACCGTGGGGTCAGCGATTCCTACATCCGCCGCATGCGCCGCGAGGGAAAGTTGGTCTGCGACGGCAAAGCGATCCGCGTCCAGGCCAGCGACACCCTGCTGAATGACCTGACGCACCCGCTGCGCGGCGGCGATCGCACACCCGGCGCGGAAAGCCTGGCTGCCGCTACGGCCGGCGTTCTCTCCGCCTCCGGCGGCCCGAGTGTGCAGGAGGCGGTACGTCGCGAACGGCTGGCGCGGGCGCGGCTGGCAGAGCTGGAGCTGGGCGAGCAACTCAACGAGCTGACGCGCACCAAGGGCGTGGAGCGCGCTGTGTTCACCCTGGTGCGCCAGGCGCTCAACAGCATGATGAACCTGCCCAGCAGGCTGAGGTCGCAGCTGGCCGCTGAGAGTGAGCCGCGCAAGGTGGAGGCGCTGCTGGAGGATGAGATTCGCAAGATTGCAGTGAAGATGCAGAAGGATGCGCAGGCGCTTGTCACTGGTGCTCCGTCTGACGCCGTTCCCCAGCAGGCCGCCGAATGAGCCTGGGCCTGGTTGCGCATGATGTGGTGCTGGCCGACCCGCAGAGCGTCGTTTGCTCTGCTTGGGAAAAGGCCTGGACGCTGCCGCCGCGGCAGACGGTCAGTGAGTGGGCCGACGCAAATCGGATCATTGCCAGGGGTGCGGGGGCCGAGCCGGGCGAGTGGCGCACGGCTCGGAATCCGATCCTTCGCGAGATCATGGATTGCCTGAGTGACCACTCGCCTGTGCGCATCGTCGACTTCATGAAGTCCGCCCAGATCGGTGCCACCGAGATCGGAATCAACTGGACCGGGTACGTCGTTGATCGCGGCTCGGATTCGATGATTGTGGCGCAGCCGGTAAAAGACCTCGCTCGCAGCTGGGTGCTGTCAAAGTTCGATCCGGCCGTGCAGGAGATGCCTGAGCTGCGCGCGAAGTTCGCGACGGACAACACGCTGGAGAAGCACTTCCCGGGTGGCACGCTGTGGGCAATCTGGGCCAACTCCAGCAATCAGCTGCGCCAGCGCACTGCTCGCCACATTTTCATGGATGAGGTGGACGAATACCCGAAGGATCTCGGCGGGCAGGGGCCGGCCGATCAGCAGCTGGAGGCGCGCGCCAGTTCCTACGGCGACCGCGCCAAGGTCTATCGTGCCTGCACCCCGACGATCGCGGGCGCCAGTGCCATCGAGGCCGGCTACCAGGCGGGGGATATGTGCGTCTACGTCGTGCAGTGCCCTGAGTGTGGCGGTGAGCAGACGCTCGATGTGGAACGTCTCCAGCCTGATGGCACGTTTGCCTGCGAGGTGAGCGGCTGCGTGATCCAGGAGCATCACAAAGACACGCTGCTAGCCGAGCGAGGTTTCGGCGGTACCGCGTACTGGAAGCCAACGAACCCGACGGCGGATCCTTACCATCGCAGCTTCCACGCTTGGGCCGCCTATGCGCCGTTGGGTCTTGGGCCGTCGTGGAAGGACCTGGCCGACGCCAAGGCCGAGGCTGATCGCGATCAGAACAAGATGCCTGGCTTCTACAACCTGAAGCTGGGTCTTCCCTTCGAAGGCGAGCGGCAGCAGCAGGATTCGGAGGAGGTCGCCAAGCTGGTTGAGCCGGGTGTGCACAGGGGTGTTGTGCCGCCTGGTGGATTGGTGCTCACGGCTGGCGTCGACTTCCAGCATGACCGCGCAGAGGTCCAGCTGATCGCAACCGGTCGCGGCCAGCGGCGTTGGGTTGTGGACTACGCGGTGATCGACTTGGATCCAACCATTCTGGAAACGTACGACGCGCTGGATGAGTACCTGAAAGGAACTTGGCGCACACCGAAAGGGATTGAAATGGGTATAACCGCAGCGGCACTGGACGGCGGCAACTGGACCGAGACCGTGGCTCAGTTCGTGAAGAAGGCAGTGGGGAACTCCGGGTCAAACCGAATGATAGAGACCCCGCTGGGCTTCATTAAGCAGGCCGTCTACCTGGTGCGTGGTCGTGCGGAGAAGAAGTCGGACCGCGCCGTTTACCGCCCGGCGAAGACCGAGGTCAACCATCGAGAGAAGACTGTGGCGCGCAGCATTGGCGTTTGGGGTGTAGGTACGTCCGTGCTCAAGCACATGGTCTACGGCTGGCTGACGGCGGCGCTGGTTGCGAAGGATGAGGCAGAGCGAGAGGGGACGGACGAAAATATCTCGATGCGCATGCTGCGCTTCCCGGGCGGCCGTGGCGACGAAATCCATGACCCGCTCAACCCGGATCCGGGTGCCCTGCCGGCGCGCTACTTCAAGGGCTTGACGGTGGAGTACTTCGACCAGGATGCGGGCACATGGATCAAACCGAAGGGGGCGAGAAACGAAGAGCTGGATACGGTCGTCTACGCCGTCTGGGCCTCGCTCGCACCGGCGGTGAAGGCCGATGTAATCCGGGACTCGCAGTGGGCCGCGCTTGAAGAGCAGTACCACCCGGTATCCCCTGGACTGTTTGACCAGCCCTCGGATTCCCGTGAAACATTGGCGCCTAGTTCTGTGCCTGTTGCGCCGGTCAAGCCGCAAGCCCCTGCGGCTCCGCCGCGATCGGCAGGCATCGCGGCGCGCGATGGGTGGGGGTTCTGATGGCTCGTCGTAAGGAAACCGAAGAGCAGTTGCGTGCGCGCATTCTAGGCAAGATGCGAGAGGACATCGGCATCAGTGAGGCAATGGCGCGCCCATTCGTTGAATCAGTGATGCGCTGCTTCTCCGGGGAGAGGCCGTACTTCCCCGCGACGGTGCGCGAGTACCCGATTCCTCTTATCAAGGCGTCACTTGAGCGCGGCGCTTCAGTTAAGAAGGTGATGCAGGAGTTTGAGATCTCGCGAGCAAAACTCCATGAACTGTTCCCGGGAGGGTTGCCCGGGCGACCAAAACGCACCTTGTCCACGACTTTGTCAAAGATGGAGACAAGGTAGTTTTTAAACGCTTCTAAATCAGTGGGTTGCAATGTCGCGTGTCCACGAATTTGCCTAGTTCGTGGACACCGACATCCCTAGCCTATGCAGCATGACAACTGCACAGCAAATGCTCGAACACTACGCACAGGCGGAGATCGCCGTGCTGAAGGGCCAGAGCGTTCGCTTCGGTGAGCGGCAGCTCACGCACGCTGATTTGGCGGAGATTCAAAAGGGCCGCGCTCAGTGGCAGGCAGTTGTTGACCGTGAGGCAAACGGAGGCCGCCGCCGTCGCGCAGGCTGGGCGACAGCGGACTTCGGTGGATCCACCTAATGGCATCCGCATCGATCGCCCGCCAGCGCTTGCTGACCACCACAGCCGAAGATCGCGCCCGCGTCCCAGCGGAGGCGGCTCCCGTTGAAGCCCGTGCTCACGAGGTCACCCGCCCGTCGCGCAGCCGAAAGCTCGCCCGTGACTGGGGCAGTGGCGGTGCGATTGCTGGCATGGATGCCCGCCAGCTTAGGGACCAAGCTCGGCACCTCGAGCGTGATCTGGACCTGGCCGACAATGCCCTGAATGTCCTGGTGCAGAACACGGTCGGGTCTGGCATTGATGTCCTTGCTTCCCCGCGCCTGCCCGGCCAAGCGATCAACCGCGACCTGGCACTGCAGCTCGATGATCTGTGGGACGAATGGTGGGACCGTCCGGAGGTCACTCAGACGCACGACTACGGTGCATGTCAGCAACTGCTGGCGCGGAGCTGGTTCCGCGACGGCGATGTGTTCTATCAGGACCTGATCGGCTTCGTGCCGGGTCTGGCACATGGCAGCGGCGTCCCCTACAGCATCGAGATGCTGGAGGCCGATCTGGTACCTCTTGAGTTCAGCGACCCCTCCCGCAACATCCTGCAGGGCGTCGAGCGAAACGCCTGGGGCCGCCCTGTCGCATTCCATGTCTACAAGCAGCACCCTGGGGATGCCTTCGGTAACCGGCTTGAGACGAAGCGAGTCTCTGCTGAATTCATGCACTGCATCGCCAACCTGACCCGGCTGCACCAGGTGCGCGGGCTCAGCGTGTTTGCCAGCTCCATGTCGCGCTTCGAGGACGTTAAGGACTACGAAGAGTCGGAGCGGATTGCAGCCAAGGTTGCAGCGTCGATGACCTTCCAGATCAAGAAGGGCGAGGGCAGCCTGTACGGCGGCGCTGACGGGCTCGGTGGTCGTGTGCTGATGCAGGAGGGTACTCCAGTCCGCGAACTCCGCATGGCCCCTGGCGCGATCTTTGACGATCTGCTGCCGGGCGAATCGATTGAGAGCCTCGGTACCGATCGGCCCAACCCGAATGCAGCGACCTGGCGCAAAGAGCAGTTGCGGGCCGCAGCCGGCGGTATCGGTGTGAGCTACTCCAGTCTTTCGCTGGACTACAACGGGACATACTCGGCTCAGCGTCAGGAGCTGGTCGAGAAGTGGGGCAGCTACCTGATGCTCGCCGAGCGTTTCATCGCGATGAGCATTCGCCCTCAGCGGCAGCGCTTCATTGAAGCGTGCGTACTGGCAGGCAAGGTCAAGTTGCCTCGTGGCTGGACGTTGCGCCACTTGGCCGCGTCCACCTACGTGCGGCCTGTCATGCCATGGATCGACCCTCTGAAAGAAGCCTACGCAAAGGGTGAGGCCGAGGACCGGGGCTGGGTCAGCCCGCAGCAGAACATCCTGCAGTACGGAAATAACCCGACCGACGTGCTGCGTCAGCGAGAAGACTGGCAGCAGCAGTCTGCCGAAGTCGCGCCCACGGCGCTCAATACAAGCGCAGAGGCCCGAGCACGTGTGCTCGGCTCGCTGACGCGCGATCTTTCCAGGAGCGAATGACCATGCGTGGAGTGAGCCTGTTGGCAAGCGCCATCAACCTTTCCATCACCGCCGATGCTGGCCCGGATTGCCAACTGAGGCCATGCCTCTTTCAGGTGCACGCCGAGGCAGACACCGCAGAAGTCATGATCTACGGCGCCATCGGTGGCTATCTCTTCGAGGAATCGGTGTCCGCTCTGGATCTGGTGGAGCGCATCGGGCAGATCACCGCCTCTACCATCCACGTTCGCCTGAACAGCGTTGGTGGCGTCGTCACCGACGGCATGGCGATCTACAACGCACTGAAGTCCCATTCGGCCCGGACCGTGGTGACGGTTGAGGGTCAGGCCGCTTCCATTGCGTCCCTGATCCTCCAAGCGGGTGACGAACGCCGTGTCTTCGCCAGCTCGCTGGTCATGGTGCATGGGCCGCGCACCGTTGCGGCTGGCACTGCCACGACCTTCCGTCAGAACGCTGAGGCGTTGGACGCCCATGCGGCCGCGATGCTTGAGGCGTACGCCTCCCGCTCGGGCCGCCGTGAGGACATGGAACGGCTGCTCACCGATGACGCTGACCACTGGTACTCCGGTCCGCAGGCAATCGAGGCCGGCCTGGCCGACGTGGTGGTGGATGCCGATCCCGGTGCCAGTGCCCGTTGGCAGGCCGCATCGGCTGTAGCCGTGAGCGGCTATCTCCAAGCAATCGAGGGGGCTGGCGCGCCGGTGACAGCCCAGCTGCGTCGCCACATCGTCGCCAGCCTTTCCCCGCAAACCTTCGCCTCACTCCCTGAGGTCAGCCAGACGGCCGTGATCGGCCACATCGAGGATCCCACCATGAAACAGCAGTACGCCACCATCCTCGCCAGTGCCGGTCTCGCGACCGCCGCAGCGGCGGGCAACACCGCAACCCCGGCCGCAGCTCCCGCTGCCCCGGCGCCCGTGACTGCCGCTGCTCCCGCCGCAGATCCGGTAGTGGCTGCGATGACCGCGCTGCGGACGCGGAACACCGACATTCAGGCGATCGCGCAGCCCCACATGGGCATCCCGGCCGTGGCCGAGTACGTCAACGGCATCATTGCCGCGGCAGATATCAGTGTGACCGCCGACAATGCCGGGCGCCACATCCTGGCGCTGCTGGGCTCCAACGCGCAGCCGCTCAACGGCAACGCTGGAATCGTTCCGGGCGGTGATCAGCGCGACCTGACCCGTGCCGCCATGTCGAACGCGATTGAGGCCCGTGCCGGCCTGGTGCAGGCCACTGATGGCAACCCGTTCCGTGGCATGACCATGGGCGAAATCGCGCGTGCATGCGTCCAGGCAACCGGCACGAACGTGAACGGCATGGACCGCATGCAGATCGTGGGCATGGCTTTCACGCACAGCACCTCGGACTTCCCGCAACTGCTGGGCGACGCCTCGCGGCGCGCTGTGGCGCAGGGCTACCAGGAAGCGGAGGAAAACTTCGATCAGTTCACCCGCGCGGTCAACGTGCCGGACTTCAAGGCCACCAATCTGGTGGGCTTGGGTGCCTTCTCGGATCTGGACATTGTTCCGGAAGGGGGCGAGTACAAGCAGGGCACCTTCAGCGAGCAGTCGCAGGCGATGAAGATCGCGACGTACGGCAAGCTGTTCACCATCACCCGTCAGGCCGTCATCAACGATGAGCTCGGCATCTTCAGTGACGTGCCGCGCAAAATGGGCCAGGCCGCTCGCCGCACGCTGGCAAAGGCCGTGTTCGAGCTGATCAACAGCAATCCGATTCTCGCGGACGGCAAGCGGCTGTTCAGCGCTGAACACGGCAACCTGCTGCCGGCCGCATTGATCAGCACGGAGAGCGTCGGCGCGATGCAGTCGGCCATGCGACTGCAGAAAGACAAGGACGGCAACCTGATTCAGGTGCCGATGAAGGGGCTGCTGACGCCGGTTGCACTCAACCTGAAGGCCCGCGCGGTGCGCGAAGCCGAGTATGCAGTGGGTGTCGGCGCGGGCGACAAGGAGCCGAACACCGTCCGCAATACCTTCGAAGTCTGGGACCACGGCCGTCTGGATCAGAAGGATCCGAAGGCGTGGTACGGCCTGGCAAATCCGGCGTTCGTGGATGGCATCGTCATCGGCTACCTGGACGGAAATCAGACCCCGTATCTGGAGCAGGAACAGGGCTTCACGGTTGATGGCGTGGCCTGGAAGGTCCGCCTCGACGCCGCGCCGGCGATCGCCGACTACCGCGGCATCTACAAGAATCCGGGTAACCCGGCCTAAGCGTCCGCCACATTCGAGCGCGGCCGGGTCTCCGGTTCGCGATCGAGCGATATCCCTTTCGATTTGAGGAAACAGTCATGAAGAACGCACATCAGGACGGCCGCGTGCTGGACGTGGTGCTGGACAAGGCGGTCAAGAGCGGCGGCGTCGTCGCGAAGGGCAAGCTGTTCGGTGTTGCCGTCACCGACGGCGGAATCGGTGATCGCATCGCGGTCCACGTGGAAGGCGTCTTCCGCCTTCCGAAGCTGCCGGCCGCGGTCGTTGCCGATGGCGCGGCGGTCAACTGGTCCAGCGCCGACGAGCGCGTGATCGTCGCAGCTGGCGGCGCCGCGGACTTCAACGGCTTCGGCTACGCCGTTGAGCCGGCCGCGAACGGTGACGCTGAGGTGCTGGTTCGCTTGACGCCGGGCACCGCAGCCGCCGGCACCGGCGGCGCATAAGGGTTTTGCCCACCACCGCACACATATGCCCGGGTGGCGTGTGCGGTGGTGGCGCTTCTACGAACACAGGGGGATCGATGAGCACCACTGATGCAAATGCCCAGCTCGACCGGGCCATGAACGGCAAGTTTGCGTCGGTGGCGCTCAAGGTCGCCATCTTCGCGCTGCCCTTCGTGCTGACGATCGCGGGCAGCGTGGTGAGCTGGATGCTCAACGACATCCGCAGCCTCCAAGCAGAGCAGGGCAAGGGTCTCCAGCAGGTAACCAGCGACGTGCAGGTGGTCAACGCGAAGCTGGACAACGGGGTGATCTGGCGGATCACCGAGCTGGAGCGTCGTATCAACACCGTGGAACAGGCGCAGAAAACACCATGAACCGCATCCTTTCATTTTTCAGCCGCTGGCAGGAATTCATCGTCTGGCTGCCGGTCCTGATCTTCCTGGCGCTGCTCGGCTGGATTCTGCTGGGCGCGCTCGACCGCAACATCGGCGGCGACATGCTGGCGCAATTGCTTCAGCTGCCGATCTCCACCGCGTACCTGGCGACGGCCTGCGCGGCTGCTTGGCTGTTCAAGCGAACCTATCTGTTCGACCTGCGCGACGATGAAGAGCGCGAGCTGCATAACGCTGCCCGGGCTGGTGACCGATCCGCCTGGCGCTTGTTGCTGCTTGATCGCGCCGAATGGGTGGCGTTGGTTGGCCTGTTCGTTGCCTTCTTCTGGATCGCCCGATGATCGCCCTGCGTGTTCTCGCCGGCCTACTGGTCGTCGCCATCACGGCTTGCGGGCAAGTCCCGGTTGCAGCGTCCGCCCCGTCCCCGGCTGCGGCGCCGGCAGCAGCTGTCGCCGAGGCGCGCTCAGAGGTGGCCGAAGCCGTCGCCCCGGTGGTTGAATCAGCCCAAGAGACGGCCGCAGCGGCAGTGATGCCAGTGGTGGTGGCACTTCAGGAGGCTGTGCAGGTGGTCGTGCCGCCGGCGGCCAGCACTGCCCCAGTGCCGGTCATGTCGCCGGCTGCCGTTGCGCTGATTGTCCGCTGGGAGGTGGGCAGCCAGGCGCTGTACACGCGGCGCTATGAGGCGCCCATCTGGCCGGGCGGCGCATCAGGCGTGACGTGGGGGATCGGCTACGACGGCGGCCACCAGACCAAGCAACAGATCGGCCTGGACTGGTCCGCCCTGGCCGTGGCCACCCGCCTGCAGGCGACCGCTGGGATCACCGGTGCTGCCGCGCAACCCGTCGTGCGGGATCTGCGCGACGTGCGCGTTCCGTTCGGGCTTGCGAGTGACGTGTTCGGGGTGGCCTCGCTCCCGCGCTATCACTCCAGTGCGCGCCGAGCCTTCGGCGCTGACGGGTTCGATGCTCTGCCCGCTGACGCTCGCGGTGCACTGGTTTCCGTGGTCTACAACCGCGGTGCATCGATGACTGGGCCCGCGCGCACGGAGATGCGCGCGATCCGCGACGTGTGTCTGCCTGGCGCCGATGTGCACTGCATCGCGGGCCAGATCCGCCAGATGTGCCGATTGTGGCGAGGTACCACCCTGGAGGCGGGCCTCTGCGGTCGTCGTGAGGCCGAAGCCAGCCTGACCGAGCGTGCGCGATGAAGCTGCCCTCAGTGGTCGCGGTGAAGCCGCTCCTGTGGGTGATCGGGGTTTTCGCCTTGGCGGTGATCGTTCTGTCGGTGTGCCTTGTGGTCGTGCGGGCCAATGCCCGGGCTGCCGCAGCCACCTACGAGGGCGCCGCGACTGCGTGCACCTCGCAGAAGGACGGCGCCACCACGCGCGTAGCAGAGCTGGCGAAGGCCAACGCTGGCTACGGCCGCACCGTTGGCGTCCTCCAGGCTGAGCTGGCACTGGCGCAGAACCAGGCGGCCACGCTAAAGCAGCAAGCCGCCGGTGCCCTAGCTGCGGCTGAGGCTCGCGAGGCGGATGCCAATCAAGCGTTGAAGCAGTTCATGAATCGCTATGCCGGCCAAGCGCGTGAAACGCGCTGCGCGCTGGCCCTGACCGAGGTGGAAGCATCATGCCCAGCATTCTCCGGCTACTGACCATCCCGGCGCTCGCCGCCATGCTTGCTGCCTGTGGGCGGCCCAAGCCTGATGCCGCCCCGGCGCAGTGCGCGGTGACCCCTGAGCCTGTAGTGGTGGAGCGGCGCGTCTACGTGACGATCCCGGCCGCGCTTACCCGCACCGAGTCTGTGCCCGAAGGTCCGATCGCACAGTGTTTCGACGTTGCCGCGCAGCGCCGCGCCGTCATCGAACGCCTCAATGGTCGCGCCGAGCAGGTCCGCGCCATCCAGGGCACCGAGGTGAAGCCGTGAGCGCGCTCTTGGCATTCGCTGTCGTCGTGCTGTGTCTCGTGCTGGCGCTGTGCGTCACCAGTCGCCGTGAGGATCGCCGGTAATGAATCAGCGCGCATTCCTCTCCCAGATGGACGCTGGCCTGCATGCGAGCTTTGCCGCCGCAGGTATGGCGGACCTCGCCACGTACACGCAGCCGGAAGGCGGTCCCGCCTTGCCCTGCCAGGTCTATGTGGACCGCGACAGCGAGATGATCGGCGGGCTCAGGCAGTTCGTGGCCGGCCGAGTCGAGGTCGTTTACGTGCGAACCGCCGACTTCCGCCCGGCTTCCAAGGGGCGTGTGCTTGTCGACGGCGAGCTGTATTCCAATTCCAAACTCATCTCTGACGACGGCTCGCTGAGCCGCTGGCTGGTGATTCGTGTCACTGGCTGATACCTCCAAGGAGCCGGTGAGCTGGCAGCTCGTTGAGTTTTTGGCAGAGCGTGTGCGCCTCATCACTGTTGAGTCGGGGTTCTTCACTGATATCGGAAGGGGCCTGATCCTGCTCGATGACGAGGACGCTCCGGAAGACATTACCGTCCCCGCCACCGCCATTGTTGTGGACCGCATCAGCTTCACGTCGGGAGGGCGCGTCCAGGCCAATTCCGATGTGGGCGTGACCATTGAGTTCAGCGTGCCGCGGGGTTCGGACGAAGATCGCCCCAATCGACTGGTTCACCGCGCTCGGCACGACCTGATCCGTGTGCTGACCTTTGACTCACGGGCGCTTCCGCTGGGTCTCACCAAGTTTGAAGTAGTCGATTCGCAACTGGCCGAAGTCACCGACGGCGGTCATTCCAGTGTTGTCGCTCAGATCACCGCGCGGGCCGGTCTGACCGAGAGTTTCCAGCCCGTGTCCATTCCCCAGGAGAAACCCTAATGGCCCAACCCAAGGTCCGTAAGTTCGCCGGCGATCTGCGCTTCTATGAGCACGGTCCCGGTGCCAACCGTATCCCCGTCATCCCCGACGCCGACGACAAGTTCGGCAACAAGCCGCTGGAACAGAGCTCGCTGACGTTCAGCTATGAGGCTGGCGACACGACCGAAGTGAAGAGCAAGCGCCGTGATGATCGCTACGGTCAGATCATCCACACCGACGCCAACCCCGGTACCACTGGCGTCAGCATTGGTGCGCTGGAAGTGCCGACCGCAATTCTGGCCCGCATGCTGTACGGCACCGCGGTCGCCTCCAACGTAGAGGCCGGCGAGGTTACCGACCAGTCGGTGACGATCTATAGCAAGGATGCGCCTGTCGACCTCGGTCATCGCTTCGTGCTGGCAACCCCGGCGCCGGTGGTGAAGAAGGGTTCGGAAACGTTGGTGGCCGGCCAGGACTACACCATCGACAACCGCCAAGGGCTTTTGATTCCGAAGGCGGAAGGTGACATCGCCCATGGCGATGTGTTGACCGTGTCGTATGAGTTCGATGGCTACCTGGAAACGGCCATCAACGGCGGTGCGGTGCCGAACAAGGCATTCATGATCCTGGGCGACGTGCAGGATCGCATCAGCGGGGAGAACGGCCTGCTCCGTATTCCGCAGGTGGACCTCACCGTGGACGGCGACGTGGACTGGTTCAGCGACCAGCCGATCCAAGTGACCTTGACCGGCTCTGTCGTCTTCCGCTCGGAAGAGACCGCGCTGTACACCTTCAAGGTGTACGAGCAGAAGCCCAACTGATGCGGCAGGGGGCTGCTCTCAGTCCTCAGTGGTCGGCGCCTGAAATGGCGTCGACCGCCTTCGTGCGGGGGCGCTGAGTTATGGGGAAGTTTGCCACCCTCGATCGGCGTCTGAATGCCGCTGCACTGGCGCGCATTGCTGCCCAGGTGAATGGTGTGAGTGCTGCGGCGATCGCAAAGGCTGACGCTCGCTCAGCGATCTCAGTGCGTCGGCGGTTTGAGCCGGCAGCGAAGAGGGCCATTCGTGAGATCTACAACATCCGCGTCAGCGATCTAACTGGTCGTTTCACCGTGCGGACCGGTGCAGATGAAAACGGCGAGTACATCTCGCTCAATGCGTCAGACAAGCCGCTTCCGCTGATCGGGTTCGATGGGCGCTGGGGCGGTCGAAAGACGGATGGTGCGACTGCAGTTATCCAGAAGGGGGAGCGGAAAGTTTACAAATCCGCCTTCATCGCCACGGTTGACGGTCAACGGCGCCTGGTGGCGCGCCAGTTCTCTCGGGACGCAACTGCGTCTTCCGGGCGTGATGGTCGCCGCAAGCTGCGGATGCTTACCGGTCCCAGCGCATTCCAGATGGTGATAGGCCAGGGCGACGTGGTTGTCACGCGCCTGGCTCGCGAAATGAATGAGTACCGCAGCAGCGAACTTATCCGGCAGCTGCGACTTGCAAAGCAGGGGAAGCGTTGATGGCAAGTAATCCGGCGTTTGAGGAAGCACTGAGGCTAGTGCTCGAGACCAGTGGCACTGAGGGAGTTGAAGCGCTTCGTCTCGCGTTGACTCAGATGGGGGATGTTTCCACCGAGGCCGTTCAAGAAACTGGGCGGCTGGTTGATACCCTCATTGAGCTTGACTCGGCCGCTGGTAAGGCCCAGGGATACCAGTCCATGCTTAACCAGCTGTCGGAGCTGGAGAAGCAGTTTGATGCGAATCAGATGGCGGCCTATCAGCTGAGTCTTCAGCTTGCTGAAACCGAGAAGCCGTCGCGCGAGTTGCTGAATGCTCAGCGTCAGTTGGCCTCAGAAGGGCAGCGCCTTAGGGCGTCGCTGGATGCTCAATGGGCTGCTGCCGAGCGTGCTGATGAAGCTCTAGCGGAGGCCGGTGTCCAGACTGCGAATCTTGGAAAGAGTCAGGCCATTCTACGTGAGAGGCTGGAGAGCTCTCGATCCGAGCTGGTTGCTCACACTGCTTCGATCAAGCGTGAGGCCGAAGAGAATGAGCGTCTTCGCAAGAGCCTCTCAAGGATGGGGGAGGATCTCTCGGATGTAAGCCGTGAGTTTGACGGTATGGCGTCTGCTGTTTCCGATATGGCGCGGGAGCTGGAAACCATTGACCGGCCTGCGAAGTCTCTGTTGGCCCGTCAGCAAGCACTCGGGCATGAGGCCGAGCAGCTGCGTCAACGTTTCAAAGAGCAGTCATCTGCCCTTGTGGATGCTGCTGCTGACACGGATGGTCTGGCAGACAACACCGAGAGGCTGCGTGCGCTGCAACAGTCACTGTTGGCTGAATATGATCGCTCTGCGGACGCGATTGAGGCACAGGCTCATGCGATCAAAGATGAGGCGGAGGCGGTTCGGCGTCGCAATCTTGCGATGGAAGATGCCGACGAGCGATTCCGTCGGCAGAACCAGAGTAGTCGATCCGCGGCCGAGGCGCTAAAGGGCTACAAGGAGCGAGCTAGCCAAGCGGCTCAAGGGACTGCAGAACTAGGTGAGTCGGCAGCGGCCACCAGCAGTATCCTCAACAAGCTCAAGGGCGTTGCGGCGACCGCATTCGGCTTCATCGGATTCGGCAAGGTCGTCGATGGCATCAAGGACATCATCAAGGAGGGCAGCGACGCCGAGCAGGAGCTCGCCCAGATCCAGGCTGCACTGGCCGCCACTGGCCGGCAGAGCGAGTTCACGGCGGAGCAGTTGGCCCGAATGCGCCAGCAGCTGCAGGGCGGCCTGTTCGATGACGGCCAGATCTCTGCCGCGCAGGTGCGCCTGCTTTCGTACACGAACATCGTGGGCAAGCAGTTCCCCGAGGCGATGCGGGCAGCGATTGACCAGGCGCAGCGGCTGGGCATGGGCTTGGAACAGTCCGCCGAGGTGGTGGGCAAGGCGCTCCAGACCCCCTCGAAGGCGATGGAGTCGCTGAGCAAGCAGGGGTTCACCCTGGAAGACAGCCAAAAGCAGCTTATCAAGCAGCTGGAGGCGACTGGCCGCGTGGCAGAGGCGCAAGCCATCATCCTGGACGTGCTCACTGAGTCCTACGGCGGCGCCGCGGCTGCGGCCAAGGTGGGTCAAATCGCTGGCCTGTGGAAGGCGGCGACGGAGCGGTTCAAGGACTGGAAGCAGGAAGTTGCCGACCAGGGTGTGCTGACGTACTTCAAGGCGCAGCTGGCGGAGATGCTAGACACGGTGGACAGGCTTGCCAAGGACGGCACCCTGACCCGTTGGGCCAAGCAGACGGCAGACGGCATCATCACCCTTGCCAACGCCGCAAAGGGCGCTACGCAGTTCGTGATCGATCACACCGGTGCGATCGTGACGATGGCCAAGGCCTACGCGACCTTTGCCATCATCAAGGCGATAGTGCAGCTAAACACGTGGCGGATCGCACTGCTGGCGACCACCCGGGCGCAGTGGGCCAACGTGGCGGCAATGGATGCAGCCGGCAAGCGTGCCGTTAGTTTCACCAATGTGCTGAAGGCTATCCCCCGGGCGGTGCCCATCACGATCGGATTGCTGGGTCTGGAGCTGGCTGCCAAGGGGCTGCATTCAATTGGCCAGGCAATCGGCGAGGAGATGGCTAAGAACAGCGCAGCGGTCAAGCAGGCTGGCGAGTTCAGCCGTCAGTTGCGGGAGGAGCTGTACCGGGATGCAATTGCCCGGCGCGAGCTCGCCGTGTCGCTGATCGCCTATCGTGATACGGCGGTGCAAACCGCCGAGCAGCTTGCGCGACTGGGCGCTCTTGAGCGCGATTCGTACAAGGCCCGTCTGGACGGGCTGCGTCAGTACCTGGCTGCGCAGCTCGGATACTTGCTACAGCAGCAGGAACTAGGGCTGGCGACTGAGCTTCAAATTCAGCAGTTGCAGGAGGTCAAGGTCAAGCTGGCTGACGTGCGAACGGGATACATCGCGATCGCTGATGCTTCCAAGATTGCTGCTGATGCGATGCGCACCGGAATAACTTCTGAGGCGCAGTTGATCATTGAAAAGCTGCAGGGCATCGACCGAGACTCAAAGCTGGCTGCAAGCTCGATACGTGAGCTCTTCAACGGCCTGAACTTTTCTGACTCCAATACCCTCGGTAACGTAGGACTGGCATTGGCATCGATCGCCGATCAAGGGGCGGCTGCCAATAGGAACGTGCGCGATGGTCTCATGGCTACGCTGCAGCAGTTGAGCGGCGAAGAGCTGTCCCGATTCCAGGCTGCAGCGACGGCGGCATTTGAGTCCCTCCCCAATGCCGCCTTGAACACGGCGACTGTGCTGGAGCAGACGCTGCAGGCGGGGCTGCAGAAGCTGGGCGTGTCTGCTGAGCAGATGGGCGTGAAGTTCACCGCGGCTGGTCGGGATGCCACTGCGGCGTTTGGAGCCATCACAGAAAATGCACTTGCAACCAGTGCGCAGATCGAAACCGCATTCAAGGCTGCCCTGGGCAAGGTTGCCACTCTGGACGAGGCCCGCGCCTTAGGTGCCCTGCTTGAAGCTGCTGGGCAGCGTGGAAAGGTTGGTTTTGACCAGGCGGAACGATCCGCTGCCGCTCTGAACAGCCGGATCCGTGAAATCACCAACGCGATGAACCCGTTGAACGATGAGTTCGGCAGGCTGGGCATCCAGTCGCAGGCCTCGCTAAACGCCGCGCGTGACTCCGCCAAGGAAGCCTTTGAGGCCATCAAGCGCGGCGCCAGCCAGGGTAAGGCCAGCATCGAGGACGTGCGTCGGGCCTTCAAGGCGTATGCGGATACTGCTCGCGCAGCCGTGGCCGACAGTGACGCGTCTGCTAAGTCGATGGTGGAATCCCAGCTGGATCACTTGGGGGCTATCTACCGCGTCAATGATGGTCTGGATGAAATGGGTGCCAAAGGCGCGTCGGCCACTCAAAAGGTGGCCGCCGGCGCTGCTGAGGCTGCGAGCAAGCTTGATGGCGTGGCGGCATCCGCCAGTAGCGCGGCAGCGGCCACTGAGCAGGTAGCCGCCGCTGGCTCAAGCGCGTCAGCAAGCCTGGGCTCGGCAAGCGCCGCGGCCAGTGGCTTCTCCCTCGAAATGGGCGAGATCTCCAGCAAGGCCCGGGAGTTGTTGGATAGCGTCGGTGGCAAGAACGGTCTGCAGCAGTTCGCGGGTGTATGGAACGGGCTTTTCGATCAGCGAGCGCAACTTGCCGAATACCGCAAAGAGCTGGAGGGCACGTTGCAGGGCTTCGATGAGCTGTCGGAGCAGCGCAAGGCGCTTCAGTCCCGATTCGACCTGGTGGGCGCTGGGGAGCTGGAACAAGTTCTCCAGGTCGAGAACCAGATCGCAGTCAAGCAGCAGGAGCGCGCGCGTGCCGCCAAGGAAGCCGCCGCGGAGCGCCTGCGTGTCGCCGAGGCTGAGGCAAAGGCGCAGGCCGAGGCTGATGCAAAGCGAGTAGGCGCGGACGGCTCAACTGCCCAGGTGGTCCGCGTTGAATGGGTGGCGCCCACCCGGAGCGTGGTCGCCAGCGCATCCGCCGCCGATCGCGAGCAGGCAGAGCGCATCGCGGACCTGGTCGCGCCGCTGGTCATGAGCAAGCTCGCCCGAAGCAAGAGCGTTTCAATCCGTGGGAGCAGCGCCCGATGAGTCGCATTCTTTTGGCCGGTATCGAGCTGCCGGCCGACCTGCAGTGGATTGATGAGTTCACTGCGTGGAAAGTGGGGCAGGCAGTACGCACCAGTCTCACGGGTGCGCGCATCGTGCAGGAGTCCGCTCTCCAAGCCGGTAGGCCCATCACGCTACAGACCCAGCGCGATGGCTCGGCCTATGTCGGCCCGGTCACCTTGGACGTTCTGCGGGCCCTGCAAGCCAGCGAGGAACAGCCTCGCTCAACGCCGCTACCGCTACTGCTTCCCGCCCACAACGGCGGCGAGCGAGCGCTATCGGTGGCCTGGCGCCGCACGGACGGCGCAGCGATCGAGGCCGAGCCCATCCGTTTTGCCGTTCCCGCGTTGGACGGCGACTACTTCTCTATCAACCTTCGACTGATGACGGTGTAACCGATGACCATCTCTGCAACAGATATCAAGATGCGCCAGTCGCAGCGACTGACCGACAACCCGGACGGCGGCGGCCGCATGGTTCAGGCCGAGATCGTGGACGGTCAGATGAACAACCTGTTCCCCGACATTGGCGATGAAGAGCGAACCACCGGGCGCGCCACTCTTCGAAAAATGTTCGTTCACGTTGATACCCCGACCACCGATGTGCTGAAGGACGCGATCGGCGTGCTGGTCGACCCGCCCTCTGATCCCCGTGTGATTGTCAGCATGTTTGCCACTGGCAGCTATAGCGACGTGCGGCTGGATGCGAAGAACCGAGTTGAGGGCTACATAACCCGCGGCGTTGAGTCACGTTACGTTCTCTTGGGAAATCATTTCATCGGCCAGATGGCTGTGCAGTTCTATTGCATGAAGGATGCCCCCAGCCCTGATATCAACGATAACTTTTCTCTCACAACCAATGCCTCCGGCTACGCATCCAATGAGCAGTACATCCGCGTCAAGGGGATCCTGTCGCGGACCACGCGGACGTTCTTCGACGACGGTGGGGCTTTCGAGCGTGATGTGATCGTGATCGAAACTGTCAATGCGTTGCTCTACGACTTCTTCGGGCAGGAAGTCTCGCGGTACACAGGGACGAAGCCGCCGACAAGGATCTACAGCACCAACGTGGTAGATGCCACCAGCTATCACAGCGTCAAACGGCTCACTAGCGCTGGAAAGCCAGGGGACCTGTCCGTGCAGGTTGACTCCCCATACGTGACGATCGTTCCCACCTCCACGGCTGAGACGCCGGTGAGTGATGTGCTGGCTGGCTTGGGCACGATCAGCTATGTGCCTTCCGGTCCGGCCAATTCTCTATCGCTCTCGTTCGCCAGTGCCTTCGCGCCGGGCGTGCAGGTGGCCCGCTTCTTGGGCAATCCAGTCGCCGTCGGCTCCGTCAAAGTGCTTGCCGGAAGCGTCGAGCTGACGGATGACGGTAGCGGTGGCCTGGGATCCGGAGCTGCCTCGCCTTGGTCGGGGTCAGTCGACTACCTGTCCGGTTCGGTCATCTTGACGAATGAGAACGGGGTTGGTTCGACCTCCGTGAGCATCACGGCGACGCCGGCTGGCGCCATCGTGGAGCAGGGGTTCACGGATGAAATCCCGGTAACTCAGAACAATCAAGGGTACAACTGGCTATTCCAGATTTCGCCGCTGCCCGCGCCTGGCACTGTGGTTGTTGACTACCGGGCTCTGGGGAAATGGATCCGACTGAATGACAACGGTCGTGGGCAGCTGGTCGGCAAGCCGGGTCAGGGCAGCGGCAGCGTCAACTACGCTACAGGCTCAGTGGTGCTGACCGCCGGAGCTTTGCCAGATCTGGATAGCAGCGTAATGGTCAGCTGGGGAACTCCTGTGCTGGCCGAAGCCCGGACGGGTGACGCCGCCATCACCCCGCCGGCTCTTCATTTTCTGCTGGGCCACAGTGGCGTGGTTCCTGGCACGGCAAGCTTCACTCTCCGGGTGGCCGGCTCGGATGTAGTGGTGACCGACAACGCCAAGAGCGAGCTTCTGATCGATGGCATCGTTCGCGGCTCGATCTCCTACACGACCGGTGAGGTGTCCATCCGGCCTGCGACGCTCCCTGACGCCGACAGTCAACTGGCCTGCATCTATGAGTATGGTCAAGCGCTGGCGGCTACTGCCCAGCCGACCGCGGACGGCTCTGGCATCGTGTCGTTTCCTGTTCCCTCTGGTCCGGTGCGGGCCGGCAGTCTTCTGCTGGATTGGACCATTTCTGTCGTACGCGACGGGGACGGCATGCCGAGTGTGCCGCAGACGATGCGCGTGATCGCCAAGGATGATGGTGCGGGCAATATCATTGCGCAATCCGTTGGTGGGCAGGCTGCATCGGTAAACCTGGGGTCGATCAATTACAGCACCGGCGCCATCAACCTACAGGCCGGGCGCTTCACGGTCTATCAGGTCGCTGTTCCGACTTACGAAATGAACAGCGGTCGCTGGAAGGTTAAGGGCTACGTCCGAAGTGACGTGGAGGCGCGCTTCTCTTCCGGCACCCTGATATCAATGGGATGGATGCTTGCGGGAAGCGCTCAGATCACTGCTAGTGAGTCGTTGCCCCTTCCTCCCGTGCAGCTGCTGCTCACCCCGACGATCAGTGACAGCATCGTGCCTGGCAGTGTTCGCTTCACCTTCAGGGGTAGGACCTATGTTGATCGCAATGGTGGCATTTATCACAGTATTGATCCGGTCAGTGGGGCGGGCGCGTACGCCGGTGCAATCGACTATGCATCTGGTGTGGTCAACCTGAGCCAGTGGTTGCCCGGCGGTGGCAATACTGTGCAGATCCAGTCGCTTCTTACTCGCATCGCGGATCCCGGCACCGCGGCGGTATTCTTCCGCACCCCCGGATCCCCGTTGCGCCCGGGAAACTTTACCCTCCGTGCGACCTCGCTGGACGGTATCCAGCTGACGGCCACCGCAGACATCAATGGCGCGTTGAATGGCGTTTCAGTTCGCGGAAAGGTTGATTGGGAGACTGGCGTCGTAAAGGCTGAGTTTGGCGCTATGGTCGCCGTGGCCGGCAACGAGGGTGCGCCTTGGTTTGATCCAGGCAACGCAGTTGGTGATCAGGTTTGGATGCCTGACTTGGTGATGGCTGGGTCCATCTATATCGGCGCCGTGGTGTACCGGTCGATACCGCTATCGGCAGTGGTTATCGGACTGGAGTCGGTTCGTCTCCCCAGTGACGGTCGAGTGCCGGCCTTCAAGGCTGGTCAGACTGTGCTGGTGCACCACACGGCCAAGCATTCCGTAGTGGCTCCCGCAGCGGGGCAGGTGATCAATTTTGGTCGGGCAAAGGTCGCCGCCATTGAGGTCAGGGATGATGCCGGTACTCCCGTAAACAGCGCATGGTATGCGTACGATCTAGCTCAAGGGCGTCTCACGTTCAGCGACCCGCTAAACCTATCTGCGTACCAGCTGCCGCTCGTTATCTCCGAGCGTGTGGAAGATCGGCGCCTGGTCGTCCAGCCACAGATTACTGGTGAGATCGAGCTCAATTCGGCGCTGAGCCATGACTATCCTATGGGCGAGGCAATGGTTAGCACCGCGCTGCGCCTTGGCGAGGCGAATGGGTCGCTCGACCTACAAGCTCGAGTGGTGAATTTGTTTGACCAGAGCGCATGGAATAACGCTTGGGAAGATATTCCTTCCGGAAGCGCCGCGTCGGGGACGTACAACGACACGGATTTCCCGCTCCTTGTCACCAACAGTGATGCAATCACCGAGCGTTGGGCGATCAGATTCACCAACGCAACCTCCTTCGAGGTAATGGGTGAGACGGTCGGGACGATTGCTACAGGGAGCGTCAGCGCTGATTGCGCGCCACTCAACCCGCGCACCGGAAGGCCGTACTTCACCATCTATCGGCAGGGCTGGGGCGGGGGCTGGTCGACGAACAACGCCGTTCGCTTCAACACGATTGGTGGGCTTGCGCCCGTGTGGATGGTTCGTACCACGCTGCCGGGGGCGGCGGAAGGCGCGACTGATTCCACCCGGTTCCAAGTGATTGGAAATATTTCAGGAGAGAATGCATGAGCTTGACCCCTACGATTTATCGCAGTACTGATCCTGGCGCTCCGTTGCTGTCGGGCAGTCCCGGCGCGCTGGTCACATTGTTGGACGCCATTCTTGTTTCGGGTTATGGAGTAGGTGCTGATCAGAAAGCAGGGTTGGGGTGGACCAAGCCATTCACGGGATCTGCCTTGAGGGTATATCGGAACAATCCAGTCACCGGGACGGGATGCTACCTGCGCGTAGATGACGCTGGGGCCAGGTCATCCTTGCTTCGGATGTACTCTGCGATGACGGGTATTGATGATGGCGCAGATCCTACGCCGTCTGCTGCGTTGCGGTCGGCTGGTTGCAGATGGGATAAGTCGACCGTTGATAGCGGTGCTGCAAGGCATTGGCTGGCGATAGGCACCGAGAAGTTCTTCTATCTCTTCATCGATACAAATAACGAATTCCAGCAGCGGGGTTACTCTGCTACCCACCCTCACTACGCTGGTGATCTGGCATCGCTGAAGCCGGGCGATAGGCACCACTTCGCGCTCTCCTACAAAGGGAGTGAGGCAGAGGCGTCCGGTATCATTGGTTACGGACTGCGTGGAATGAACGGCTGGGCGCAGGCGCCTGATTCCGATTCGAGAATTTCTTGCTACATCGGTCGAGACCTCACGGCATCCCCGGGTTCACTTCCTGCGATTCTCACTTGCACCGCACAGACGACGCAAAATGCATTCGGATCAAATTCCGCCTTGCCCCCGTATCCGTACGCAGGGAACTCCGGTTTGCTCTATGCCCCGATTGAGGTTCTTGAGGGAGCGTATCGACCGCGCGGATTCCTGCCGGGCATATATGCGCCCCTCCACAGGCGCCCATTCCCTGAAGGGCTCTTTGTCACTGATGTGGCTGGGTTTCCCGTAGGTACCAATCTGCTTTCAAAGGGCTACCAGACCGATTCGATGAGCTGGAATGAGAACTATGCAGGCCAAGTGCTAATCGATGCGGTTAATCCCTGGTGACCTATGGCGATTAATGCGGTTAAATTTGGACTGCAATTCGCAGTTCTTGGCTGGATGCCCTCAGTTCAAGCTGCTCGCTTTGGTTGGGCGCCCTCATCGGCGCAGGCGTACGCAGGTGCCGGGTACCTTGGAGGCGAGAAGCCGAGCAGTGACGATCCGACAGAATTGGACGGTCGCTTCCGCATCCTGGGGCAGCCTGCTCGAGGCAGGATTCACGTCTATGACCGTGGAACTTCGAACTGCGTGGCGAGCGTGCATAGCGCAAGTGATGGTACGTGGCGCGTTGATCGGCTGAGCCCTGGCTTGCTCTTCACGGTTATCGGCTACGACGACACTGGCGCGCAGAACGCGGCGATTCAGGACTGGGTACGGCCAGCCGAAAGGCTCCGGGGAGGATGACCAGTTCTGGATCACATGTGAGCCTGAATCTTGGCCCGCTTCTACTCGGTGGGGGCGGTCGGATTCATTTGAACCTCGGAACCGACTGGTCCGAGGTCGAGCCGCCTGAGCCGGTGCGGCCGATATTGCGCGCGGAGGTTTCTACAGGATGGAGCCGGGCGAGCAGGCTCCGGCGTCTTGAATCTTTGGGTTGGAGGAGCGCTTCACTTACCGAAACGAGCGTCAGCCCAACGTGGTCACGGCTCAGCCAAGGAATAGAGATCGTCGGTACCCTAGCCTGGGGGAACGCAGATGTGGTCAATCGCAGTGCGGTGACCAGTTGGCGTGAATCGTTGCTCGATGTAGCGGAAGGCTGGGGTCTGTCTTGGGGGAACTTAAGCAATGAACGCGGAGCGCGGGGTGTGGCGTGGCGCGGCACGCAGTCGAAGAGCGTTGCTGCGGCGCTTCCGTACCGCAATCTCCCCACAGGACGTGCAGCGCTTGATTGCTTGTGGTCTGCCGCCCGGATTGGGCGAGCAGCACGTGAGATTGGCTGGCGCCGGCCGCAACTCTCTCGCTTTGCCAGGGAACTTCCATGGGGTCCAGCGCGCCCGCTGCCGTGGGTGGTTCGTCCCCCGGTGGTCCCCCCTGAGCCTGAACCCGAGAAGCCGGTGGTTCCCGGCAACAAGGCGGGCTTGGATCTCGGATGCCCCGCGCTTGAAGTCGCCGGCAGGGTTCCCCTCAACCTCGGCGTCACCGCGTGCTACTTGGTGCGCCCACAACGAAGGACTTACGTCGTGATCAACACCATATCCGTGGTGCGCCTGCCCGACCGGCTGCCCATCCAGATCGAGAGCGTCTTGATCTCATCCGGGGTCGATGCCTGGGGCAACAGCTATGACATCGAGTTGGCCGACACCGACCAGCTCAGCCTGCTCAAGCCGACGGCCGCGGGGCCCCGCCTGGTCGAGATCAGCCTCAACGGTTACGTCTGGACTGCCATCATCGAAAGCTATGGCCAGCGCCGTGAGTGGGGCCGGGCAGGCGTGACGCTTACCGGCCGCTCGCGCACCGCGCTGCTGGCCGCGCCTTACGCACCTGGTCGGGTGAAAGCCACGACAGAGCAGCGCAGCGCCGCGCAGCTCGTTGCGGAAGAGCTTGCAGACACCGGCTTCAGCTCCACATATGAAACCGTCGACTGGCTGGTGCCGGCAGGTGCGTGGTTCTACGACGCCACGCCCGCCCTGGACGCGATCAGCCGGCTAGCCGAGGCCAGCGGCGCGGTTGTCCAGTCCCATCCTGCCGAGGCCAGCCTGCGCGTTCGGGCGCGGTATCCGCACAGCCCCTGGGACTGGCGCGATCGCACGCCTGACCACGTGGTGCAGGAGGACATCGTTTCCAATGAAAGCCTGCAGATGCGCAGTGCTCCGCTGTACGACGCAGTGGTCGTCACCGGCGAGCTGGCAGGGAAGGGCGTCACCTGTAAGGTGCGGCGCGCCGGCGAGGCTGGGCAGCTCTTCGCCCAGCAGGTGAGCAGCCCGCTCATCAACACCAGCGCTGTGGCGGCCGAGCGCGGCCGCAATGTTCTGGCCGACCGCGGCGAGCAGGCGGCCATTGACCTGGTGCTGCCACTGTTTGCTGGCCCGCTGCGCCCGGGTGAGGTTGGGCGGATCCTGCCGCTGGATCTCGTGGAGGTCGTCGGCGAGGCGGGCACCTGGCACGGGCTGTGCACCTCTGTGCGCACTGAGGCTCGTATCGGCGAGAAAGCGGCCGTGATCGAGCAGACCATCACCCTGGAGAGGCACTACAGCGATGCGGACTGAACTGTGGGACGAATTCGCGGGGCTGGTCAGCGCCAGCCCGCGCTTACTGGCAACGGTGACCGCTCACAACGCGGACGGCACAAGTAGCCTGACCACCTATGACGGGGCGCAGATGCGCGCCATCGGCGTGCTGGGCGGGACGATCCCGTACAACGTGTGGGTGCGGGGTGGCCGGGTGCTGGAGGCGGCGCCGAACCTGCCTCTGAGCGAGGTCGACGTGTAGAAACGTGCTTAGTGGCTCCGTCGGCAGGGCAGGTGGCTGAGGCCTCGAGCTGGCGCCTTGGCTGCGGCGATGGCGCCCGTCTCAAGCTGTGAGACCCCTGGGCGTATCCTTCGCCCATGCTCCCTGCTCTCTATAGCCTCAGCTTCATGGCCGCACCTACCCCCGAGGGGTGGGTGCAGCACGGCGATCGCTGGGGGCTGTGGTGGGGCAATCGGGAGCTGGCTCACGTGCAGCCCGACGCGCGAGGCGTGAGGGTCGTCCTGGCCTGCAGGAAGCTGTGGCAGAACAAAGAGGTGAGGGCTGCGAGCGTAGGGCAGGGGAAGCGCTACGCCGAGCGCTGGTGCGCGGCTCGGGTCTTGGAGGGGGTTCCGCTCAAGATGGCTGTTGCCAGGCTGGTTGGGGAGCGGGTGAGGGCGGAGGAGCCGAAGCTGACCCCCGCCGAGATCCAGCAGCGGCGGCGCTTGAGAGCGGCTTTGCCGCCACTGATCATCCCGGGATCTGGTCCTGAAAACCGGTCGTAAGCTACTGAAGTTCCAGTGGTTTCACGGGCTGGCGTCCTGAAAACGTTGCGGGGCGCAGCCCTTGTGGCATATGCTTTCAGCGGCAAACTTTTAATCTTTTGGTCGATGGTTCGAATCCATCACGGCCCACCATTGCATCAACGAATCAGGCGCCCGATGGGCGCCTTTTTTGTCTGCGTGACCCGCCGCCGCCATCCCGTCGCAGCCGGTGCCGGTAGCCATCCCGCCGTCCCCTCACGCTGCCGTCCCCTGCCACGGCGCAGCCTCAAGCAGCCAGCCCCGCTGCAGGCAACCAGATGCGCCAACGCGCGCGCCGGCATCGCTTCTGCAGCACGCATCCCGGGCCGCGCCGCCACAACCGCGCGCGCGGCACACAGGCACGGTGTGCCTGAGCAATGAAGGCAACGCACACCACGTGATGGTCGGGATCCTCCCTGCCGCGCAGTTCAGCAACCGAACCGGCGCGCGCCCAGTGGCCGCCAGTCGAGGGAGTGGATCAATGACCATCGTACTGAAGGATTCCAGCGGACGACGCCTGCGCCTTGGCGACGCCTGCCTGATCGAAGACGGCGTGCTGTATTACCGCCGGCTGATGCTGGTGGCGATCGGCGAAGGCCTGCGCCTGCCGCCGGCCGTACTGGAAGTCATCAATGCATCGGTGGCAGGCAGCACCTGGCTGCCGGACGATGAAGATGTACGCGGGGGCTATCTGCCTACGCCGGAACTGTCGTTCCAGTCAGCGCCCTGA